CGGTGATCAGCATCAGGCCGGCAATGATGTAGGTGCGGTAGCCGGAGAGGAAGGTCATCGCAAACAGTCCTTTCAGTTGCGGAAGAAGAAGGGTGAGGGCGAAGCGCACGCTTGCCGGCAGGGCTGGACGCGGCATGAGGCCGAGGTCGAGCAGCAGCGCGTTGTCGGCGCCGCCGTGCGGCAGGCCGAATTTCGAGCGCGCCGCGTCGACCGCGGCCTTGGTGTGCGGTCCGAAGATGCCATCGAGCGCATCGGCATAGAGCCCGCGCGCGGCGAGCGCCTGCTGCAACGCCCGGACCTCGTCCGAGCGCGCGCCATAAGCGTAAGGGTCGGTCATGGACTCCTCGTCAGGCGGTGAAGGTCGCGGTCGACAGATGACCCGGTCCGTAGAGCGGGCTCACCTGGGCGGCACCGAAGCCGAAGCTCGAGGGAAGCGAGCCGAAGTCGGCGGCCTGCTGCGCGGCCGTGTATGTCGCAGACGGCGCGGAACAATTGATCGTCCGTATGGCGGTCAGCCCGTCGAAGATCGTCACCACATACGCCTCCGGCGTCACCTCGAGCGGCGCATCGTCGGGCGCCCAGCTATCGGTGTCGGCGCGGCTGCGGCGCACCCAGCTCAAGGCCACATCGCCGCTCACCGCCCGCACGGCCCGCAGATGTGCGGGCGCCAGGGGCAGCAGCGGGTCGAGGCCGATCGCCACCTCCGCCAACTGTCCCGAGGCATCCGCCGGTCCCGCGAAACTGCGGATCTCCGCTGTCGTCCCCACCCACGCACCCGGGACCGGCAGCGTCGTCGCCTGCGCATCGAGCACCAGCACGGCATTGCCGGCGGAGGTCGCGCCGACGGCGAAATCCGAGCCGGCCTGCCCGCGCAGCAGCCGCGTCAGTTCATATGCATTCGTGCCGACGAGCGTGGCCTCGGCGAAGCCGACGATCTCCCAGCCGCCGGCATCGTTCTGCACCGCAACGCGATTGGCGCCGGCCAGCACTTCATCATCGTCGCGCGACGACAGATGCCCCGCATAGAGCGTCAGCTCGACCGCGTTCACCTCGTCCCAGGTGAAGATGCCGCCGCTCCCGAGCGGCGCCGTCAGCACGCCGATCCCGGCATTGGCCGGCAGCGTCGCCAGCCGCGATCCGGTCAGATCGTCGGTCACTGCGATCGTCCCCGGCCATGGATCGGCGAAGGCGCCCATCGCCAGCCGCGCGCGCGTCGCATCGTCCGGGGTCGGCGGCAGTTCCGCGTAGTCGACAACCGGCACGGCGCGCGGCGTCGCGGTGCTCCCTCCTGGCGCCTGGCGGCCCACGATGGTGGTCACCACGATATCCGGCGCAATGCTTCGCGCCGAAATCTTCCGGGCCACGCCGTCGCTGATCCCGGTGACCTCGAACGCTTCTCCGTCCACCTCGACCGCATCGCCCACCTCGAGCGCCAGCGCCGAGGGTGGCGCGACGAACTCCACGCCGTCCGGCCGTGCCAGGTCCGCCGCCAGTAGCCGCTCCGCGGTATCGCGCGCGCCGAACACGTCCAGAACCAGCCCGGCATTCACCGCATCGAGCGGCCCGCTGCCGGCGCTGATCGCCGTCACGCTGCCGGCCTGGTAGTCGCGGGCGCGATCGACATAGCTCAGCGCCACCTGCCCGATCGCCTCGCCCGGGTCCGGCCGCCGCCGCGACAGCATCGGCAGCGCGTCCGCCACCGGATCGTCCACGACCAGCGGATCGCGTCCGTCGCTGCGGCCAATGCTCAGCCCGGTCGCCGTGTCGTGCACGTCGAGGCCGGTGGCATCGAGCAGCGGCGCCAGCGCCGCCCGTCCCGTCATCGGCTGGTCGATGACATAGCCGTGAACGAACGGCCGCATCGCCGCTACTGTATCGAGGCCAACACCGAAATCTGCCGCCACGGCGCGCATCAGCTCGTCGCTCGCGGCGCTGCCCAGCCGGCCGGTCAGCCAATGCCCGGTCGCCCAGTTGCCGCCGTCGCTCCACACATCGGTGAGCGCCGGAAACGCCGGATATGGCCGCGCGTCCCACGTCCACAGCGTCGTACGCAGCACCATGCGCCCGTCATAGACGTCCGACGCCGGGTTGTTGGCGGCGGCGGCCCAATGCTTGAGTGCGGCGCGCAGCACCTGCCGCTGCGCCAGCGCGTCCGGGGCGCCGGTCGAAAAATACGGGACGCCGCTCTCGGCGCTCTTGGGATCGACGAACACGTTGGGCTGGTTGGCGCCCTTGTCCACCGCGGCACAGCCGAGCTCGGTGAACCAGATCGGCTTGCCCTTCGGCACCCAGTCCGTCGAGCCCGCATTGCGCACGCCGCCGGGCCGGTCGTGATGGGCATTGCTCCACCAGTTGACGAGATCCTTGCAACGCCACACCCACGGCTCCCCATAAGTGCCGTCGGTGATCGGCGTGCGCGTCCCAGCCGTGCGATCGGCATCCGAGGCGTAGTACCAGTCGAAGTCCTCGCCGCCCGCGATGTTGGCGTCGAGATAACCGAGCTCGTATGGCCCGTCCCAATCGGCGGCGTCCGGCCCGCCGCCATCGCGCCAGTCGCCCATCGGCATGTAGTTGTCGATCCCCACCGCATCGATGTTCGCCGACGCCCACAGCGGATCGAGGTGGAACAGCTTCTCGCTGCCGGTCTGCACGCCCGAATATTCGCTCCAGTCCGCGGCATAGGTCAGCGTCGCATCCGGCAGCGCCGCGCGCACGTCCGCCGCGAGGCTCACCATGGCCGACACGAACGGGAACGCACCGGTATCGTCGCACGCGGTGGTCAGGCCGCGTAGCTCCGAGCCGATGATGAACCCATCGACCCCGCCGGCGCTCGCGCCCAGCGAGGCGTAGTGCAGGATGAAATCACGGTAGCGGCTCGCCCACGTCGCGAGCTCCGTCGTCGCCGCGGCCGTCCCGGCCGATCCGTCGTTCACCGAAATCCGCCCGCGCCAGGGATAGGCCGGCTGGCCGAGCGCATTGCCCTCGGGGATATCCAGCAGCAGGATCGGATAGAGCGTCACTCCAATACCGCGCGCCTTGAGGTCGGCAATCGCCGCCAGCACCGCGTTATCCGACGGTGTGCCGCCATAGGCCGGGCCGCCATCATGCGTCGACACCACGCCGACGTCGCCGCGGCCGAGCCCGGCCACGGACCAGTCGGTGCCCTGCACCGTGCGGCTCGCCGCCTCGACCTTGGGGGCGATCGTGCACGTGCCACAGCGCAAATCGTCGCCGAACCACGCGACCACCAGCGATACCTGCTTGAGGTTGGGGCACAGTGCCGTGAGCTCGTCGATCGACAGCGTCCAGTCCGACACGTCCGGATCCTGGTGCGCGTTCTCGCTCACGGTCGTGCCGGGCGAGACCAGCCGCAACCGCGCCGCCGGGTCGTAGCCGAACTCGGTGGCGCCGGGGATCACGGTGATCGCCTCGATCAGCGGCTCGAGCTCGCCCACCACGCGGCAGAGCTCGACCGTGATATTGGGGATGCGGTTGCCGAACGCCGTCAGGGGCAGCCGCTCGAATACGATGTAGCAGAGCCCGCGATAGGCCGGCGCATTGGCGCCCTGCTTGGCCTCGATCAGGCTGTCGGCCGTCTGCGTTTCGCTGCCGCGATAGAAGCGCCAGGTCAGACCCTCCAGCTCCAGCGCTTGCCCGTCGGCCCACACCCGGCCGAGCCGGTGCACCTCGCCCTCGCACAGTCCGATCGCGAAGTTTGCGACGATTGTCGGCTCCGGCGTGTCGGTGGGCTGGCTCGTGCCCTTGGCGCCGGTCGCCGCCGGATCGATGCGCTCGAGCTCGGTCGCCCAGATGATGTTGCCACTGAGCCGGCTCCAGCCGTAAAGCTTCGGGATCGGAGCGCCTTCGCTCGAGCCCTGTAGCCGGATATCGGCGCCGGCCACCGCCGGCTTTGCCGCGCTGCCGCCGAACAGGCTGCTGTCGATGGCGCTGCCGGCGAGCGCGCCGAGCGCCCGGCCGATGGTCGCGCCGATCGGCCCGCCGACGGCGCCGCCCACCACCTGTCCGGCCAGCGAAAGTGCCAGCGTCGCCATCAGTCGCTCACTCCCGGAAAATCGTAGCGGGCCGCGATCCGCCGCGCCCAGCCTTCGGTCAAATTGCCCTCGATCACGCCCAGCCCTTCCTGCGCATGCACGAAGCGGCCGGCCTCGACCGCGATGCCGCAATGTCTCGGCGCGCTCGTCCGCCCCAGCCGGAACAGCAAGACCTGCCCCGGCCGCAGTTCGCCCTCGGCGCGCACCAGCAGCGCATCGGCCGCGGTGTGCAGCGCGTCGGCGTGCCGGTCGTCCCGCCCGTCGGCGCGATAGGCGGGCACCGCCAGCGGCTCGTCGCCGTAAAACTGCCGCCACACGCCGCGCAGCAGGCCGAGGCAGTCGCAGCCGGCCCCGAGCGTCGCCGCCTGGTGCCGGTACGGCGTGCCGAGCCACTCCCGCGCCGCCGCCACGATCGCCGCGCGCTTCATTGGAACAGCGGCGCGCCGTTGAGCGCGTCGCCCTGGCGCGGATAGCGCAGCACGAAGTCGTTGCCCGGGATGTGCGGGAAGCCCCGGAAGTTCGCGACATTGGCGAAGCGGTCGCGGCAGGTCGCAAGCGCCCGGTCGCAGCCGAGCCCGAAATTCGGATGGTCGTGCGCCACCGTGCAGCGCGCGTCGCCGAGCACGGCGTCGCAATAGAGCGAATAGAGCCGCCCATGCGTGGTGTTCAGTGCCTGCTGGCCACTGCGCAGCTCGGCGCGAAACTGCCCGTCCTCGCGCACGATCTCGCCGATCGTCGCCCGCCTGAGCAGCACGCGCTGGCTCACATCGCACCAGTTGACGCGCCAGGTCTCGACCGCCGCGCCGTCATAGAGCCCGGCCTCGATGTCCGCCTCGGTGATCGCGTCCGAGCTCAGCACGCCGAGCACCTCGGCCGTATCCGCCTGCGGCCCGAGCTTCTGCGGCACGTCGGTGCCGTCGAGGCCGGTCACGGGGACATAGTCGGTCCCGTCAAAACTCAGGGTCTGGTCGTGATCGGTGAAGCCGAGCACCGCCGCGTCGGCGCGGGTCAGCTTCCAGCAATTGCAGAGCGTCGTCGCGCCGCTCGCGACATGCGCGGCCAACCCCGCATCCAGCGTCCTCATTCGCGCACCTCGATCAGGGGAATGGACGGCGCGTTGGCCGCGTCGAAATTCGTCAGCTCGATATCGAGCCGGTCGATGTCGAAGCGCACCGGCACGTCGAACAGGAAGCCGGCGGTCACCGCCTCGCCTACTGCCGGCGCCGCGGCCAACGTCACCAGCCCGGTCAGCACGTCCACCGAAAATCCGGTGGTCAGCTCCGTGCCGTCCACGGCCACGCGCACGCTGCCCGCCACCGGCTTGGTGATCGGTCGCGCATAGGGGTCGAAGCTCGCGCCGTAGGTCTTGCTGAGCTGGAACGCCGTTGTGGTGCCATCGCCCGCGCCGATGACCTGGTCTGTCGGTGTCGGCGTGCCGTCCCCGCCATTGCTCGACTGGTCGAGCCCGTCGAGCCACAGGAACGAGTGGAACCGCCCGCGCCGCTCCTCGAAGAACGC